ACATAACCGTGAGCCAAGACAAGCGTTGTAATGGAAAAAGAATTGCTGAAGCTGTTAGTGCCCCAACGCGAACCGTCTAAGTAGTGCGAAACCGTTGAGCCGCTTCTGACCATTGCGATGTGATGCCAAGTATCGGCAGAAACGCTGCCTGTGTATGTATTGGCTTCGTAGCCACCACCGTCACCACAATAAACACTAAGATTTCCGTTCCAAAAACGCATCAGTGAGTATTCAGTTCCATTTACGCTTTCCTCAGCACTGAAAAAACGTCCAGACGGCGTACCAGTAAATTTAATCCAACACTCCCAAGTAAAATCACCACTTACAGTGCCGGGCCCCTCCATACGCAACTTGTCATTGCCATCAAATGCAACGCTATAGCCACTGGTAAAAGGCTTATCACTGCTACTTACTGTTGGGTCTCCGCCAACGTCAACAGCAGGGACACTTGCCGTTAAGTTATTAACAGTCCACGTATTAGCGGGGCTGACTCCACTTGTGTCCGTACCAAGCGCAGCGTTACTGCTGTTGTCCGCAAAATCGAGGTGAAAAGAGTTGGTTCCTTGAGCAGGAAGTCCATCGACCAAGACAGTGCCGTCAACTTCAATCGCATAAATAGCAGCGACATAGCCACCATGCTGATTTAATGAAACAGTAGAAAGTGTTCCGCTACCGCTGAGAAGTGTATACCATTTTTTGTTAGCTCCATTAACCCCAATGCCATTGGTAGATCCAGTAACAGCAGTGCTATTAGCTTTGACATAAGGATTTGTGCTGCGTGTATCCATATCAGCATAAATTCTTACAGAGCTTGTGTAGTTTATTGGAGTTGCAAATGTATAAACACTATAAGTTCCATTAGTTTGATCAGCAATAACACTTTTACTTAAAGAAGTGCTTGATCCATACTGGCCATCGAACATATTTGCAGTAGGATAACCAGAATTTTCATTGGTAATTGTTTGAGATGAATATACAGTGCCGCTCGCTGGAAGCGTGTAAGCACCTTCAAACTCCTTCGGCTGCCATACACCGTTGTCATCAGTCTCACCAAAATCTGTTGGTGCTAATGCTTGACCATCGATGAAATATATGTCGGCTAGGTATCCGTCAAATGGGGCTACAGTGTCACTAATGTAATGTACGACATTATTATTAATTTCACCTTCAAAATTTAAAGCTGGCGCTGTGCTGGTTGCAAAGCTTGTTATTCTGCTGCCGTTAACGTATATCTTTAATCGATCCGCTGCAGTTGAGTTTGTTGTATCAAGAGAAATAACTACATGATACCAAGCTGATGCATCACGAAACACCTGTGTTGTTTTGTAATTATAACCATATCCACCAGAGTATTCATAAACTTGAAGAGTCCCATCTCCGTTAAAATAAGCATTTGCTTGCGCTCCGCCTGCCCCTCCATTATGTATGTTTACACCACATGAAAAGAAGTCGCGGATAACAGTTAAGCCTGATCTTTTTATCCACCCTGACCACGTCCACGTCTTGCGATTACTTGCAGCACTTGGGGTGCGACTAAGGCTCGCAGAATCTGCTGGGTTAAAACGCAAGCTTCTCGAAATAGCCGCTCCACCACCGCCTCCACCAGCAGACTGACCACTGGCGCCAGCAAGAACGTTAGAACCAATGACGCTCATGAGTAATTAGCGGTGAATACACAGTGAATTGATGTTGCGCTGCGAACGATCAGGTCTATACGATCCACAGCATCAGCAGCCGTACTTAACGTTGGTGCGGTGCCACCAGCAAAGTCAAAGTAAGAGCCAAACGTAAGCAAACGACTACCCGTTGCGTCCTGCACGATAAAGATTGATCCGCTTTGACCTGCTGTCAAATTTGATGGATTAGCAAGCTCGCAAGAACCTGTATTGGCCAAAGTCAACTGGAAATTATTAGCCGTTGCAAAATCCAACGTCTTTGTCGTATCACCAGCCGCAACCGCAATCGCAGAAATAGCTCCGCGCTGTGCTGCCGTATAAGTTCTCGCCTGAGCACTTACTAGGTTTGCAACTGTAATCTTCTTTGTCGCGTCAGCCGAAACGTCAACAACAGCAACAACGTCTGTTGCGTCATCGGTTGTCGTGATTGCGGCAAGCTCAGTTAGCTTAACGTTGGCCATCGGATCCGATCAATACAGGGATTCTACGTCAACCAGCAATTAGGTCCAAGTGCTGATCGCAACTCGTTTCCAAGTGTTAGTCGCAGTGCAAACATACACATAATCTGCATCCCATGCAATCTCACCCGCCACACCCGTTGCAGTAGCTGAAGCTGGGGTATGCGTTGGCAATACAGGACGCACGCCTAGCGTCACATTGGCAGATGTAATCGCTGCTGCACTGGTCAACGTTCCAGCAATCTGGACCTTGAAATCAAGCTTGCCGTCTTCCTCAGTGTCACTCGGATCAACAATTGATCCTTCGATCACCGCATAGTTGACGGTGTTAGGCGTTCCAGCGTCATCGTTGCCCTGGAAAATGACAGAGCTAAGAACATCAGCCGCAACGCCAGCCGCATTATTGCGATGGTGATACAACACAACATCAGCCGCACTGATCGCAACAACCTCTTTTGACTCAAGGAACAGCGCAGTGTTTGCAACAGATTCCGTGATATGCAACGGATGCTGTGGAGCGATCTCCTTAATGCCAACGTTCTCGCCATCAATACGAAGACGTGTCGCAACCGTTCCAGCAACAGCAGTTTGCAGATTCAGCCTGCCATCAGTTGAGCCATGCGTGTTGTCTTTGATGTCCGCAAGGATTGCTGCATAGTCGTGGGCAACATTGATATTGCACTGACCACGGAAAACAATATTGCCAAGGCTGTCATCATTTGCAGCCGTTGCACTATTGCGATACAGCACCAAATCAGGTGCAGTGTCAGCACCAGCATCGTTATTTTCAATAATGACCTGATCGCTCGTGTCAGCACTGAACAGATGCAGTTGTGCTGCTGCCGTTCCAGTGCCTAACTGAAAGCCTGCAGCCGTAACCTTCGCGACATACGTTCCAGCAGCCGTAAAGCCCAGCTCATTTGTGCCGGCGTAATACAAGCCAGTGGTATTGGAACCGCTTTGGAAGCTGACAACTGGTGCTGCAGCCGTTCCATCAAGCAACGCATTATGCAGCGTTTTAAAACTAACTTTTTTGTTCTTATCTGCACTAAGCGCCTCATCAACATCAACAACAGGGAAAATATCTTCTGCTGCTGGCGCAGTCATTTCAGTGAGCTGCGAAATCTTGCGATCAGGCATTAGCCAGCCTCCAAGGTCTCAATGCGTGCTGTCAATGCAGCAATCTCAGCAAAAGCTTCCTGCAATGCAGCAGTCAAAAGTGGCACCAGCTTGGACTGGTCAATGCCCTGATAAATAGGATCGCCGTTGCTATCAACTTCGTCTTTTGTGCCAGTAACAGATTCTGGAACGACAGTGGCAGCTTCGTGCGCCAAGAATCCATCAACTGTTGTATCTGGAAGGCGAATAAAGTTAAAGCGTTTAACATCAAGCTGATTTAAACGAGCTTTTGCACCAGTAAGCGCAATTACATTTTCTTTTAAACGGTAGTCAGAGCCTGTGTTGTAAGCGGTACTGGTAGTGGTAACTGAGATTGTCCCAGTAGCAGATCCGTTGTAGTGAAATCCAACGATGTTCCCAGTTGATGAGTGGCGATTTAAGCCAAGACATTCACTAAAGTTGCCGACGTTGATTCGGCCACTATCGGTAAATTGAATGCCAGTAACATTATTCAGCACTGGGTTGGTTGATGTCTTCCACATCAACGACGGACCGCCATTTGTGGCGTCTATTGTTCCGTTGTTGTCACCAATGAAAAGCCTATAAGCTCCGCCACTGGCAATTCCAAGCGTATTGCCCGCATATTGATATAACCCTGTATCAGTATCACTGGTAAAACCAAAAGCAGGCGCTGATGCCGTTCCATTGCCAATCGTGATGCTGCTAGCCGTACCAAGCTCAAGCCCGCCATCAAGACCGCGAAGATCAATCCAAGCTGTATTTGCGCTGTTTCTAAGCTTTAATTTGTTGCTTGTAGTATCTGCCCAGAATTGATACGCAAATGTCGTGGCCGGTGTAGTTGCACCGCTATGGTTCGTGAAGACCGCAGCAAGCTGCGTATTTAGATCTGCCCTAAATGCTGACCCACTAGCATTAGCGCAACTGCCATCGGCCTGAGCCATGAGAATCCAGGGTTAAGCGTCCTTTGTCCCGTATCCTACTGCAGCATATTGGAATTGACGATTTACCTGGCCGCCACCAGAACTTCTAAAAGTAACTGTGAAACCTGTTGATGTTGGTGCGGTCATCGTATAGAAATCGCCGCTTTCCATGTCATACGGGGAAAGTGAGACAGCAACCCTGGTGTCATTGTCCACGTAGAACGCATTGTCAAAAGTCACGGTCCTAGGCCCATCCGTTCCAGAAACAAGCACATTGCTGTTTTCTGTACGTCGCTCAAACTGAATAGTTGCTCCGAGCTTGTCAACAATTGGGGTTTGGTCAGGGTGCAATGCGTTGAGTTCAGCCTTGAACTGGAACTGCCTTGCGTTGAAGTTACCGTTTTCTAGGGGAATCCACGCACCAAACGTAAGGTTCGACTCGTAATAGATCTTGTCGTCAGGAGTGGGGATTGAAGCAGGGAACCTAGGGTCAAAATCATCAAACTCATTCCATGTATCAATTTCTGGAATGCGGTCGTCAATTGTGTAATCCGGAAACTCTGGAAAATTGCTTTCTAAATTGTCACCGCTTTGCGTAATTAAAACGTCGTCGTTTTGCGCTAGCAAGATCTGAACAACACTAGCGTTTGCTTGGTTTGTCTGGATTATGTCGCCACTCTGAGTGATTAACTGGTCATCGTTTTCAGCAACAAGATTGTCAGAAACTACAACTTCTCCGCCAAACAATAAATAGTTATCGTCTTCAGTTAAAAAGTAAGTGGCCGCTGTTTCTTGGTTCGTCGTACGAAAATAAACGTCAGCAGTTGTGTCATCAGCCAAGTCACCATCGATATCACTCCACGTATCTAATAAAGCTGTGCGACTATCAACCGTATCTAACGGGTATAACCCGCGAGAAGTTAAAACACGTTTTAAATCAACGCTAAAATTGCCGCCCAAGTCCAGCGTTTTTTCAAAGTGGTAAATACCGGAGGTGCCTCGCGTTCCAACAAAATCAACGGACGTAAGGTCGTCAAACGTGCCAGCAATCTCATCAATTTTGCCGTCACCGTCAAGGACAAGACCGTCATACTCGCTGTCGTAATAAACGCCAAAACCCTCGCCTAGGAATGGTTTTACATTTGACGTAGGCGTATCTTCGCGGATTAGCTCAAAATTAAACCTGGGGATTGCGTCTGCAATGTTTAAACTAACGCCAACAGCGTTAATACTACGAATGCCAAAGACTGTCTCAAATTTTATAAAGTACGTTCCATTTATTCGTGGCAAAATTACAAACGTTGAATTTGCCAAGACAGTCCGCATAACCGACGTATTGGCCCAGGTCGCAGTTGTCAAATCATCTGTCGTATGCCGTATAACTGCACGCAACGATTCTTTATTAATGCCTGTTTGACCAATCGCCCAGCGCAAAGAAACCTGATCCCTCCCAACAACTTCAAGCGTTACGTCTGTTGGATCAGGTGGAGTAAGCGGTGATGATGGGACGGCAAGACCTGTTGTTGCGTCTACTGATTCCTTGGAGCGTGGTGCCGGCCCAACTGCACGTACAAAAAGCTCGAAGCTAACCCCAGGCTTTACGTTGTCAACAACAAAGTTTGTATTAGTAGTCGTTGTCTCAATAAAATCACCACCGCCAATCCTGTATTTAACTTTGAAAAAGATTGCAGTAAAGGCACTGCCACGGCTCCAAGACGCTGTAATTCGTGTTGTCGTAAGATCATCTTTTGTTACGTCAGTTGCACTTAACGTTAAATCAACTGGTGCAGGTGGAGCTTCGTCGAATAGAGTTGCATCTGCAAACTCAAGCAGTGCATTCTCAGTTTCAACAACGTTGTAAATGTTGTCTACATGTTGAACACCTGTAATTGAATACGTTCCATTCTCACCTTCGCCGATTGCAAGGCATCTAAATTTCTGATGCTTGACGTTACTGGCTTGGATTGAATAAACAGTTTCTACCTGTGGTGCAGAGCTGAACGGAGACGAAACGTTGATAACATTGCCGACGGCACTGCTGATCGATTTGGTTTCTGTCGTTCCATCAGCCAACACACAGCTCAACTGCCGATTCGTTCCAATTGGCAACGTGATTGTTTGATCTGCAGTAACAGAAGTTGTTGTTGATGCTGAAATGCGGCCTGCCAACCTTGCGCCCTGACGCATCGCGTCCGAAACAGCAAAGATCTGGCCAGGCATCACCATCAAGCCTTCAAGGCCAACAGCAAACGTGACGGTCTCGCCTTCTGTTTCCTCAGAAGCAAGAACCCATTTGCCTAGCCTTTGAGCCTGGAACTTAGACGTACAGCCAAATGCCACCACCTCACGAATTTGAAAACCGTACTTATTGACTAGCTCTTTGTTCTCAATAACAACAAAGTCAGGGCGGTAAAAATTGTTTGGGTCGTTGTAGCGAACACGTACCCTGGTGCTTCTTGTCTTAAGGGAAGCGCCGTTATAACTAAATCCACCACCAACCACATTTGAGTTGGTAAACAAGTGAACAGGTTCCAGTGCAGTCGTTGTACTGCCTAAAACACCATGGTCAGCGGCTACTTGTATCGTGTCTGACTTCCAGTAGATCATTCCACGGAAGATGCTTGCTAGATCCTGCAAAACGTTGAACGCATCTGCTGGTGATGCAATCACCGTATTAATTGCAAAGCGTGGCTCCGTTCGGCCAGCAGTTGTTGGGACAAGCTCATTGCAATATTTAGACAACTCAATTAGATCAACCCAATTCAGTTCATCTGTACCAACAAAATCACCAGCTCCATAACGGCTATTGGTGACCATGTCGTAAAAACATGCGACCGGACACGTTGTATATGTACGGGGTAGCAGCTTGCCACTAAAAGGAATGTTGCCGCTGTAATTCAAGCTTCCGTCTTCACGCACCATCGCGCTAGACGGGATCTGAACCTTCATTCCTTTGATCTCATATGCACGAGCAGGGACAGTGTTGAACTGATCGGTTGAAAGACTGAGACCAACGCAAGCTGTGTGCTTATACGCCGTCTTAATATCCGTTCCAGCAATAATTGAAGACCAAACGATTGTGTCGCCCCTGCCGCCAGCTAGCGGGATTGTTTTTTCTACATCTTCAAAATCAGAAAACTTGATTTCAAAAGCGTCTTCGCGATTTGCAAACAAAAGCTTTTGTACTCTGATCTGCCAAGGCCCTTCGCCTGTCAAATCAATTCGGGGTGTTTGATACTGATAATTTGATGTCGATATTCCTTTAAATTCTTTAAACCCTTGGCCGTCAAAAGTTATAGTATTAAACGCACTATTTTTGCTTTTAACTAAAACCCTGACGCGCAACGCTGCAGGAAATAACTGCCCTCTTGCAAGACCCTCAACTGCTGTTGAAAACAACCTTGGAACTGTAAAAAGCAGTTTGACAAAATTAACCTTTGGATCAGTAATTGTTTTAACAATATTACCGTTGCCGTATTTTCTTTCTACTACTTCATTGTTTTCGTCAACTTCTTCGCTGTAATTTTCACCAACCTGCGTGTCTACAGCAATAATTGTTGTGGTGGCGTTTGCAAATTGATCACTTAAACCAATCCTGGGCTGAGTAGTAGTTCCCTTGCGTATTGCAAAATCGCTTGACGTAACTGCCTTTTGATCAGCAGAGGTCTCGTCAAGGAAAATGCTTTTGTTGCTTTGCGATGCAAGACCTTGAATCGGCCCCTCACACAGGAGGTCGATCAGCTTAATGGAGGATTCAGAATTTAATGCCATAGCTCAACCAAGCAGTTCATACCCAAAAGCATGGACGCGGAATTGCGTCTGTGCATCAGTGTCAACTTCCATAATAGTAATCCGCAACTTCAGGTGTTCATCGCTTTTTATTTTCGTCCATCTAAGCCTTTGCAAGTAAAAATAATTTTGCGTCGTTTCTAAGTATCCTTGAATTGAATTTTCAGCGGACGCCACGATAGGGTTTCTTCCATCGTCGTTTGTATGTATTACTTCTATGCGGTACTGAATAAACCCATCAATTTTTGTTGAGGTTGTTGACGCCCCAGAATGGCCAAACAACCCTTGTTTTACTTCAAATATAATGTCAAATTCGTCCTGAAGTTTGCCACGAACTGAAATTTCTTCCATCTTTTTGGTGCTACCTGCGGCAAGAGTTCTATCTAAACCCGGACCGAATCCAATGTTGGCGGCAACAATTTGTCGCTTATCTGTGTTTGATCCGTTTACGCTATTTCTCTCGCCTGGTGTAATACGCCTTGTCTCAATGCCAGATTCATCATTAAACTCACGCTCAACCTGCTCGCCATTAATTAATACAGTTTGCAAGCCTGGCGCTTTAATTGCTGTTGCAATTGGATCGGAAACATCTGTTGCTTCTACGGCTACCGACAACATGTGACCACCAACCATGGCGCGACCATAGACAACAGGAATTGTTGAACCGTTGCCAACCGTATTAGCTGGTCCGGTGTAAGCATAAGATTGTTGACCACTTGCACCGCGCGTTACGCCCTGTGGGCCAGGACCACGAAAGTTAGTGGCATCCATACGACGATTGCCAAGCTTTGGCATTTCTGGCTGTGGTGAAATCATGTTCGCTACACCGTTAAGAATCAAACTTGCGCCAATTGCACTTAAGCCTGTGCCAATTGCCGTACCAATGGCACTACCGACGACAAATGAAGACCCTGCCGCAAGAGTAGTTCCTGCGGCGACAGTGCCACCAAGACCGGCAAAACCAAACAACCCTGCACCAGGCAGCAAAAATGAAGCCGCAACTAGACCAACACCAATCAAAATCTGGTTCGTCGATACTCCACCACTGCCGCTGATCACCGGCACAAGCATCATCGGCCTGCTACCAAACGGCAGATGCAGCTCGTCATATCCCATCGCCGCACCAGACTGAATCAGCTTGTAGCCAACACCGTTTTGGTGCGCTGTCATCAAATCTTTCTGCAACCTCGGATGGTTAAGACACAGCAGCTTGATCGCGTCGGCTGGTGTCCTTAGGTTGTAATACTCGTGGTGTGTGCCGTATTTTTCGCCCAGCTCACCGGCTAACATCACCAGTTGCATAGCGATAGACGGCGGCAACGCTCTGCCTATAGTACCGCCCAAAAGGTTCCACCGCACTCAGGCTGTTGAACCGTTGATGCAAGATCTTATCCGCACCAACATAAATTGCTGCGTGCATTGGCGTCCTGGTCATTAACCGCATAATCAATACGTCACCAAGCTTGCGCTCTGCAATATCAATTTCATAAAACCCATACGCCTCAGCCTGTTCTAAAAATATGCTGCTTGTAGTTTCAAGATCCTCTGGCCTCTCGAAATCTGGCAATAACACCCCCATCAACTTGTAATAGTCGCAAATCAACGTGAAGCAATCTTGCGCTCCATACACAAACTCTTTGCCTGTCAGGGATTGATAGTTGACCATTCGCCTTCAGGGACAGAATAGATATGCCATACAAGCTTAGTTTGGCTGCAGCTTTTACGATCTGGCTCACTAGCTTGCCCGCCTAACGGGTGAGAATGCACCACAGCCTCAATCGTTCCAGACAACATGGCCTTCATGTAGTCAGTGGCGTTCAAGATAAAAGTCAGCTCTGGATCGTCTGCAACGTTTTGGCATGGCCAATACTTGCCATCGACAAGTAAGCCACACGCTTCTTTTGGATACTCAAGGATTGCGTGGCCTTCTGCCTTACGCCTGGACTCTTGATCCAAGGAATCCTCCAAACGGAATCGACACATCATTCTTGCCTTCGTTATCTGGGAAACGAAGCCTGCAACTGCTCACCCGCTTGCCGCATACATCAAACTTGTCCACAGCCTGATCAAAGGTCAAACTATTGATCGTGGCTAATGACTGCATCTCGACCTTGGAAATCTCAATATCATCAACCTGAAAATACCTTTTGGCGACATAGCCGCACTCCGTGCCCCTATATTTCCATGGACAGAACTCAGTTACCTGACGACGTGGTAACTCAAGATTTGTTAGGTCAAGCTTGGCTGTCAGCTCAAACTCAACAAACTGCAAATTTTCACTGGCTACCCTGTCGATGTACCAAACCTCTTCTGTCTTCGCTGTTGGATCAGCAGTTGCGTTGCCACCACTAAAGTTTACGGCATCTAAAAATTTCTTGAACGTACGAATACGCACTACCTGTGCTTTTAATGGGTTGTAATTTTGCTGGACAATCAAAGAACTAATTGCGCCATTGGCGTTGGCTACTTTCAAGGTAGGTCGAGCAATCATGCCTTTG